ATAAATTACCATTTGAACCAATAGAGGCTCTTATTTGACCAGTACTATTTTGCCACTCTTGTAAGTTTACAGACTGCGATGCACGTCCTTTTACATATAATGGAACTTGGCCAGCATTTGAACCATATACAGTCATTGATGCAGCAGCGGTTGTATTTCTATTTAAATCAATGTAATTATGAGAAACAGTAAATGATGGATCTGATCCACCTGCTCTTTGAACTTCAAATATGTTTGTTGATGTTTGACCTGATGCGCCTTCAACAATTAACCCAACAGTGGATGAACTTGAGCTAACTGCATGTACATACCCTGTAGGAGTTGTTGTATTAATTCCAATTTTTCCCGCACCTTTTGGATATATGTGCATATTTACATCAGTATCATTACCATTTGTTGTAAATATTGGGGCTACGCCTGTTCCCTTGCCTTCAACCTTATATCTATTAAATGTATCATTAACAACTATTTCAAATGCTTTTCCTCCGCCGCCTGTTCCAAAATTGATAGTGCTTGCTGCTGGAGATACAAAATAAAATCCTTGATAAGAATCTGTTCCCATTGCGGCAACATTTCCAGTTCCCCATGGTCTAATCCAAATTGCTCCATTATTATAAGCAGTTCCGCCTGCTGGAGCAATAACCTTAAACATTGAATATCCCCGACTATCTTGGACTTCAAATGAATTTGTTGTCTGAGCGGTTGGAACTTTTACTAGTAAAGGAACAGTTGTTGAATTTGTTCCATCAATAATTAATGGATCAGATGTAGTAAATGATTTAGTTGAATTAACCCATGTTAGAGTTTTGTCAGTAGCGCCTTTTATTGTAATTCCCGCTCCGTCTGCGGTAGTGTCAGTAGGTGTTGCAACATCTGCAATAATTATATTTTTATCTTCTATTACTAAATTAGTAGAGTTTAAATTTGTTGTAGTTCCGTTTACAGTTAAGTTTCCTGATACTGTTAAATTTGAAGAAAATGTGGCGGCGGTACCATCTATAGAAAATAATGATGCTCCGCCATATGAATTTTTTATAGCAAAGGAGTTTGTAGAAGGAATATAATTAACAAGCGTTCCATTTTCAACACCAATTCCATATACTCCACCCCACAAATTAATTTTTTGTCCTATAGATCCACTTCCAGTATTTGTAAATTGTGTGGAAACATCTCTTAAATCTAATTCTTTTGCAGAATATGTTTTTGATGTATCTGAAATAAATCCAGTTCCTGGAATTCTAAATTTAGTAACGCTTGAATTACCTAAAGTAATTTCATTGGATACGGATGAAGAAGATATTGTAGCTTGATATCCTAAAGTTGTATTATTACTTCCTGTTACAGTTCCTCCGCCATCTGTTCCCACAAATGTATTGCCTGAACCTGTTGAAGTTCCATACCACGAGTTGAAACTTCCAATTGCTATATTGCTGGAACCAGTCGTAAAACTTTGTCCAGTTTGTGAACCCAGGAAGGTATTATCTGTTCCTGTAGTTAAATTATATGCTGAATAAAATCCAACTGATGTATTTCTATCTCCTGTTGATAGCCTTGAAGATTGTGAACCAAATGCTGTATTGGCTCCACCTATAATATTTGCGTTTAGCGCAGCATATCCTACTGCTGTATTTGATCCTCCAGAAGTATTTGATGCAAGTGCACCAAAACCAATAGCTACTAAACCTTCTTGTGTTGCATATCTTAATGCTGAATATCCAATTCCCGTATTAACATTACCAGAGTAATATTGAAGAGCATATGTACCAATTCCAGTATTACCCCAGCCAGTTGTATTTGATTGAAGTGCTCCTAATCCTATTGCGGTATTTACATACCCTGTTGTATTAGATGAAAGAGCGGAACCACCTAAAGCAATATTACTTGCTATTGATCCTCCTCCAAGTCCTACATATACTGTATTAAATGTTGCATTTCCAATTGAATCTACTTTGGCAAGAACTGTGTTAGCGCTATTTCTCCATTGTGTTAAATCACCAGTTTGTGAAGCCATTGCTCTTATTCCAAGAGTAAGGTCTGTTGCGTTTCCTGATCTATGAATAATAGTAGCTGCTCCTGTAGCAAATCTATCTGATGTTGATCCAACTGTCAGGGTGTCTACGGTATATATTGCTCCATATGGGTCTATTACTGCTCTTCCGCCTCCTCCCAATATTGATGATGTTTCATAATTTGCAATAATATTTCCATCTTTATCAATTTTAGAAAGAGCTGTACCGCTAGAGTTTTGCCATTCCTGAAGGTTAGCAGTTTGTGATGCTGCGCCTTTGACAATTAGGCCTGCATTGGCTGCAGAGTCATTTAATATAAATACTTTTTCTGTTCCTCTTGTACTTGATCCAAAAGCTGCGAAAACTGAAACCCGTAAATTTCCTGCAGTATAAAAACTACCGTATTGATTTATAGAGGCAAGTAAATAATCATCTGATCTTTTCCATTGCTGAATATCTGTAGACTGATCAGAAATTGCTTTTACTATTAATCCTACAGTTGATGCAGTTTTTGATAAAATTGTTGTATTAGCAGATAATGTTAATGTAGATGCGCTAAAATCTCCACCAATTAATGGAGTGGCAGTATTACTATTAGAAATATAAAGCTTATTTGATCCAGTTTCTGAGTATCCCGCTTGATATCCTAAAAATACGTTTGCGCTTCCAGTAACAACTGAATGTCCTGCATCTCTTCCAACTGCTATATTATTGCTTCCAGTTGTGGCCAATAGCAGGGCCTCTGATCCTAATATAGCGTTGCTAGCACCAGATGTTAAACTTCCTCCAGCTTGTTGCCCAATTGCTGTGTTGTGAGATCCATAAGATATGCTGTATAAAGAAAGTCTGCCTACTGCTGTATTAAATTGACTTGAAGAATTTAAATTCATTGATGAAGCACCTACTGCAGTATTATATGCTCCATTTCCGCCAAGCAATGCCCAGTTTCCTATTGCTACGTTTTCTCCACCATTTGTATTTCCATACAAAGACTGAGCTCCAATTGCTGTATTATTTTGTCCTGTAGTATTTGCAACTAAAGCATCTGCGCCAAGAGCCATATTGTTCCAGCCCGTAGTATTTGCTTGGAGGGCACGATATCCCATAGCCATATTTAATACACCTGTAGTAGTGTTTGATAATGCGTTATATCCAAATGCTAGATTTTGATAAGATTGTCCTCCGCCCCATCCTAAAGTAATTCCATTTATTAATGCATCTGCGGCAGAAGTTAATTTGCCTGTTGAAGATATGGATGCAAGGACAGTTCCTGCAGAATCCTGCCACTCTTGAAGATTTGCGGTTTGTGATGCAGCGCCACGGACCACAACTGGAACTGCGCTTGCATATAAAGTTCTTGTAAATATTGCATTTCCGCCACCTGCACCTGCATTGGTAAGTGTAGCACTATGATTTGAAAAAAAACTACCGCTAGCCTGAATAACAGTTCTTGATGCACCAGTAGAGTCTTGCCATTCTTGCAAGTTGGCAGTTTGAGAAGATACACCTCTAATTACTAAACCTACTGCAGATGTTGCAACAGTATTTAATGATATTCTAGCATTTGAATATATTGATGGATTTACATCGCCAATAGCTAGCTGTCCATAAGGGCTAATTCTTGCATATGTATTTCCATCTGAATATTGCCATTGCTGTAAATCAGCAGTTTGTGATCCATATCCTCTTAATATAAGACCAACACCTGGGGCTTGTCCTGTTGATACCGTTATAGTGCCGTTGGCATCTATACCGTTTTTTACCTTAAAATTTTTATCGCTCATATTGGTTCACATTTCCCCATAATATATAGTTTAATTATAACATTGTTTTAATTATCTTAACTGTGGCATTTGTAGTAGATGCATCTGTAATTGTTACTTGAAGTATGCTATTTGTACTAGATACTGATGCTGTTACTAGGATTCCTGTGATTCCTCCCCCCATTTCCATAATTCCGTATTCTGTAGAGTCTATTGAAGTTCCGTCGGTGTGTACAAGAACCTTTGAGCTTCTAACCTTTGAACCTTGCTTAATTGAAATTGTATATTCAATTGTAGTAAATGATGAAAGTGCAACTGTGTCAACAGTTGTGGCAGTATTAGCAGAAATTGTAGAAGATTCATTTCCTGATCTTGCTATTGTTGTAATTGCTCCACCAGCTCCACGATAAACTAGGGAGCCAGAGCTTACATAAAGAATACCACCACCTGTTGGGTTTGAACTTGGCACAGTTGTCGCATTAGAAATACCAAGTACCTTTGAGCCACCGCCTAGGCTGTCGGTTGCAGAAAATAATTGAATATTTCCAGAGCCTGGAAAATTCATTGTGTAATTTCCGTCTGAAACCCCTTGGAATCTATACACAGACAAGTTATCTCCAGCAATTCTAATACTACTATTTGTGTTTATAAATCCATCATAACGAACATATGCTTGAGCATTACCAGCAGAATCTTTCCATTCGGTTAGATTTGCTGTTTGTGAGGTTACGCCTTTAACTGTAAGAGGAACAACTGCTGCTCCGCCTGCAGTTGCTTGCATTAAATATGAAGAATAAATTCCTGGTGCATAAAAACTTCCACCGCTATCAATTGCAGTGCCAGCATATCCAGCTGAGTTTTGCCACTCTTGAAGATTGGCAGTTTGTGAAACGGCACCTTTAATTATTGATACAGTATTCCCTGCACCATTTGATGTTACTTGAAATACTGAAGTTGGAGATGGTGTTTGAACGCCAACATAATTCCCATTAATAGTTAATGCCTCGCTAGGGGCGTTTGGTGCAGTAAAACTAAATCTCGGAGTACCGTTGCTATCTGAACGAAATGCAAAGTTTCCTGGTGTCCATGTGGACGCTCTGTCTGTTACGGAAATAATTGCAGTGTTTAGGTTACCTGAAAAACCAACTGGTCTAATAGTTACAGTTCCTGTTGCAGATATTTGTGCAACTGAAACTGCATCAGAGTTCTGCCATTCCTGTAGGTTGGCGGTTTGGGAGGTGAAGCCTTTGACGGTTACACCTACAGATGTAGCGGAACCTAGATTAACAATAAGTCTACCGCTTGAATTTTGAAGTGCGCTTGAAGCAGAACCCCAAACAAAGGTTCCGTCTGCTTGAACTCTAGAAAGTACGCTACCATTAGAGTCTTGCCATTGTTGAAGATTAGCAGTTTGGGATGCTGCTCCCCTTATAGTCAATCCTTTATTTGCTGCACCAGCAGTATTTATTAAAAGCCCGCCAGTGTCTGAATTTGTATTTAGTGTTGCACTTCCAATTACTGTGCTTCCTACTTGAGAGGCATAAACATATGTTGAAACAAATGCTGAAGATTGAATTGGTTCTGATGATGTAAATCTTCCAGTTGATTGTACCCAGTTAAATGTTTTATCAGTAGCACCTTTTATTGTAATTCCCGCTCCGTCTGCGGTAGTGTCAGTAGGTGTTGCAACATCTGCAATAATTATATTTTTGTCTTCTATTACAAGATTAACAGAGTTAAGATTTGTTGTTGTTCCATTAACTGTTAAATTGCCAGAAAGTGTAAGGTCTGCTGCAGTTATATTTCCATCTTTATCAACTTTAGAAAGCACAGCACCGCTTGAATCTTGCCATTCTTGTAGATTGGCAGTTTGTCCAGATGCACCTTTGACGATTAAGCCCTGAGAATTTGCGCCAGTGCCAGTTGAAATTATTTCTACAACAGGTGTGATAGTAAAGTTTGAATTTGAAAAGGATGCTTTATAGGTGCTATTTAGTCGCCCAAAAGCACTAATACTAGCCAGCACAATTCCACTACTATTCTGCCACTCTTGAAGGTTGGCTGTTTGGGAGGCTGCGCCTTTAAGAATTGCAATAGGCGCACCAGCCGTAAAAGAAGTTACATTAAATGTTCCAGTATAGGAACTGTCGTTAATGCCAACTCTTGCTGATGCTAACAAACGACCACTAGAGCCAACACTCAGCAACACAGTACCAGCACTGTCCTGCCATTCCTGCAGGTTGGCAGTTTGTGAGGCAATAGCTTTTACAATTAATCCTACTTTAGATATAGAATTATTTGTTAATATGCCAGAAGTTGCATATAAATCTTTCCATCTTTGTCCAGATGAACCTAAGTCTGAGGTTGCATCATTTGCTGGTCTCCATCTTCCTGCAGAATTTGCTGGAGCAAATAGCCCATCAAAGTAGGGGGAGAAAGATAAATCGTTCCCGTTAGAAATTATTCTATTAAATCCTGATGTTGATGTTCCAGATATTAATACAGAATTTGAATTTGCTATAAAATTAAGTGAGCCATCTGACTTTATATAAGATAGAGCAGTTCCTGAACTATCTTGCCATTCAGTTAAATTAGATGTTTGTGACGCTGTAGCTTTTGCATAAAATGTTGGATTAGTAGAGCCAGTTCCTGAAACTCCCAGCGCTGATCGTGATGCTGTTCCCGACCACATAAATGCTTGTGTATCTATTGGAGGTTCTTGATTTATTCTAATTCCAAAGTTACCACGTAATGTTGCATCTTTATCAACATACATATAAATATTATTATCAGCTCTGCGTAAATACAAAAGATCATCTGTATTTCCCGTTTTTCCTTGAGCATAAATTCTTCCATTTGGCCCTATGCCTGCAAGAGCTGTGCCTGCAGAATCTTGCCACTGTTGCAGGTCAGCGATTTGGCTTGCTGCGCCTTTGATTACAATTCCAATACGACTTGCAACTGCTGGATATACTTCAAATTGTGCAAGAGCATTCCAGGTAGCACTACCTACGCTAGCGGTTGAGCCAACATTCAAGCCACCGCTTCCAAAAACCATTCTACGGGAGCCCGAGCCTTGGTTAATGTCGAGAGCATTTCCGCTTGCACCTGCAGTATTTTCATACACATAAAGTTGTCCGTTGGCGCTTAGTGACCCCAATACAGTTCCACTACTATTCTGCCATTCTTGCAAGTTTGCGGTTTGAGTAGAGTTTCCCTTAATGGTTAAGCCAATTATATTTTGGTTATTAACAATGTCCATAGTGTTAGATCCACCATAGTTACCCTGAACTCTTAAGCCACCTTGAGCCCAGGTACTTCCAGCAAGCGTTGCTCCACCAGTTGATATAATTTTTGCCAATACAGTTCCAGAACTATTCTGCCATTGTTGTAAATCTGCGGTTTGTGATGCTGCACCTCTTACGACTATTGGAGTTACTGATGCACTAAATGTAGTCGCATTAAAATATCCAAGAGTTCCAGTATTCATAAGTCCGCCTGAATATAATGTTGAAACAACTGCCCTAGATGCAGTCATTCCACCTACTGAATCCCACCAAGTTGTTGGTTGACCTAATGAATTTTGAATTTCCATTACAGACGATGTTTGTCCTGAAACTGCTTTAATAATTAAACCTGTATGTGCTTTATTTTGAGTTGAAATACTTATTGAAGCGGAAGGAAAAAAGTAACCTGTACCAACTGTTACAGTATCATTTGTTGTATTTGCAACAGTAAAGGAATAAGAAGATCCAGCAGTAACAGTATCAATTGCTGTAACTTGATATGTACCATTATATCCTGATGGTGTTATTCCAAAAACTGTGACATATTCGCCAATCGAGATAGTTTGTTCAGTAGCAGAAAATGTATAGGTTGCGGTAGTTGAGGTAAATGAAACAGATGTAATTGCTTGAGAAACAGCAGATGCGGTAATAGGTGTTGTAGATCTAATAAATAATTGACCAATAGGGTTACTTCCGCTAAGTACTGCGCCAGTGCTGCTTTGCAACTCAGTTAAATTCTTAGTCTGTCCAGATACCGCTTTAACTACTATACCTTTAAGGTCTGATTCATTTAAAATATTTAAATTAGCGCCTAAATCTTGGTTGCCTCTAAATATTCTTCCTCCAGTTATATAAAAATCTCCAAATTGATTAACTCTTGCTAACGTTGTTCCGCTATTATTTTGCCACTCTTGAAGAGATGTATTTTGAGAGGCAGCGCCTCTTATTGCAAGTCCAACTAAGGATGGATCTAAATTAGATATACTTGCAGAATATAGGCCATCTAACGTTGAGCCAACTCTGATATATGGAAATCTTCCTACACCAGTCGCATCAACCTTAGCCAACACAGTTCCAGAACTGTTTTGCCACTCCTGTAGATTGGCAGTTTGAGAGGCAAAGCCTCTTAACACTAAACCAATTGTTGAAGCGTTTGCGGTAATTGCACTTAATTGTCCCAGATATCCAAGTGCTTGAGTATTTGCAGATATTTTACCATAGTAAGCGTTTATATTGTTTGTTACACCTAAATTTGAAAAAGTCGCAAGACCAGCGTTGCTTATAGAAGATACTACACCACCAGCACTGTTTTGCCATTCTTGAAGATTAGCGGTTTGTGAGGCTACACCTTTGACAGTGAGAGTCACATTTGTTGTGACATTTGTTGTAAACCGTGGGCCCGTAGACAACATATTTAACTGTGCGTTGTTGAAAGAAGTAATAGCATAGATATTTGAAATTCTAAAATCACCAGTAGATGTTAGGCTTGCGTTAATTGCACCAGTACTGTCTTGCCATTCTTGAAGGCTAGCAGTCTGAGATACTGCACCTTTAACAAGTATTCCAATTTGAGCAGCAGTTGTATATGCATTTATTGCTGCAGTTGTAGAGCCAGAACCAGAACGAATTCCATTGAATACGGCATTTCCACCTGAACCAACAAGCGCTTTTACGGTACCAGTGTTGTCTTGCCATTCTTGTAAATTTGCGGTTTGTGAAGTTGAGCCTTTAATAACAAGCGGAACTGTAGAGCTAGTAGACTGTAGTGTATTAGTATTTTTCCACGTAGATGTAGATGAATCATACGCAAGGATGTTTCCATTTAGTAGTGAAGATATTTCTACATTGTGTAACTCTTGTAATTCAAATCCATTTTGAATCTTTACATACATTGATCCTGTATTTGCTTGTCCGCCTCTAATTACTATACCTAAAAATACTAAATGTGCTGGAGCGGAAGGTTTATTTAACAAGCCATATATTTTTGCTCCGTTTACGCCTAACCATACTGGATCTCCGTCTACCGCTCCAGTTGTATCAATTCCTTCAAGTATTCCTTCAGAGATTACCTGCCCGTTGCTATTATTAGAAATAGCAGATGTTGTAAGCCCCATTGTTTTTGAAGAAGTGGATTCTGATGCGTTTGAAGCAGCAGATATAAGCATCTTTCCAGATGAGCCTTCTGATCCACTAACATAAACAGGAGTGGCTTTTACAAAATTAGAACCTGATTGATTTCTTACATCTTGATAAATAGATTTTGCTCCTGAAACTGCAGAGGTTACAAGAGATTCAAGTTGAGCAATTTTATAATCATGAGATGTTGTAATTGCAGAATTGTTTGCACCAACTTTAGCTTCAAGCGCTTCAATTGCATCGTTAGCATTTGAATGTTGGTCTGCGTGAGAAGGACTATTTATTGGGCTAGCAGAAGTAGGGTTTGTAAAGTTATCTAAAGAGCCAGGATAATTAATTGCCATTACGGAGTACCTCCATCAATGACAGGATCCATAGGGTATGTTATATTTCCTACAGAATAAATTGCTCCATCATATGTATGAAGGTGATCTGCTAATCCTGATATAGGAGTCCAAGATAAGCCATCATATACTCTAAGTTCATCTACCGCAGTATTATAATAAATATCTCCACGACGTGCATTTGCTGGGTCCGTAGATAATTCTACTGCATTAAGAGGGACTAATCTTTTTACAGACATTTACTGCCCCCTTATCCTACAATTACTACCGTGTATGCTCCAGCTGCTGGTGCGACTGTGAATCCTAATGTTACAACAGAAGTTGAAGTTCTTACGACATCACATTCTACTGTATCAAAAGTTGAAGTATCATAAACTTGAACTGAAACATCCCGTGCACCTAAATTGTGCGTAACAGGGACTTGGGTTAAAGTTCCATTTCCTATTGTTGCTGAATATTTTCTTGTTACTGCGTGATAATTAGTTCCATCATTTGTTGCTGTCCATTGATCTGTAGACTCATTCCATAGTAGGGAAACGTTAGCAGATGTTCCACGCTCTACTTCAAGTCCTGCATTTTGAGATGGTGCGCCAACTTCATTATTATTTAAAACAATAATGTTGTCGTTTAATGTTGTTGTTTCTGTATTTACAGCAGTTACTGTTCCGTTAACTGTTAAGTTTCCACCAACAGTCAAACTATTTGTAATAGTTACATCATCTGGTAATCCAATTGTAACTGTTGTTCCCTCTCCAGAAGTTGGACTTACAGTTACTTCGTTTGTAGTTCCTTGAATATTTGCTACATAGTCGCCTGTTGTCTGAGTACCAAGGTCTACGTTTTTAATAGATACTGCGCCAGAGGCTACGTTAAAATCTGCAGTTGCAAAGGATGAAACACCTTTAGTTGTTGTTGTAGCATCTTTTGCAGAAATAGTAATTGTATTATTTGTTACAGCTGTATCAATTACTAAATCTCCCGTTACAGTTAATGTATCTGTAAGTAAGTTTACTGTATCTGTGCCAGTTTCTCCTGCAATTGAAAGGGCTGTCGCAAGTGCTACTGTGCCAGCTGCGGTTAAGCGACCTTGTGCATCAACTGTAAAAGTTGGAATTGCTGTTGATGATCCGTATGAGCCAGCTGTTACCGCTGTATCATTTAATTTAATTGATAAAGTTCCTGCTGGATCATTATATGTTGCTGTTAAACCTGTTCCGCCAGAAATTAATGCGCCTACTATGTCTTGAACAGCTTCTGTAGAAGAATTCATTGCTACCCATGGACCGTCTGGTGAAGTTAATCCATTGTTGTAGAACATTGTGTTGTTCGCTGTGTTGTAATAAATTTGACCAGTTACTGCTCCAGATGGTGCTGAAGGTAGTCCTTGGATTCTAGCGTTCTGAAGCTCATTCTTGTTAAGATTGATATCAGTTACAAATAATCTTGCCATTTTCTATTCTCCTTTAGGATAGGTAAGCTATCCCACCAAATGGTTGAGCCATTGTTAGTGTTATTTTATTAATACTATTATAGTCTATGCCTGTCTCTACGATATCTCCTGCGCTGTTTTTAATAGTTACATTTGGGTAATATCCCATATTATGAACTATTTCAAGAGACCAATATGATACCTGGTCAATAACCTGCCCGATTGAGAATGAATATGTAAAAGTGCTTGTAGTTAAAAGAAAACTTGTTGATCCAACCCATGTCGAATCTGTTGGTTTTGGACCATAGAATCTTGTTGTTGCTTTGTCGTAATAAAAATCTCCTTCAAGTCCTAAATTTTCTGAAGGGACCCCATTGCCATTTAATATTGATTTTCCTCTAGGTCCTTGAGGGCCAGGGGAAAGAATATTTACATTATTTACAGTTTCTTGAACTATTACAGAATTTACTTCTTCATTGACTACTATTATTTCGGACATTAAATAGTCACACTCCTACTAAGCGTCATATATCCCTCTAGTAATTTTATCTTATTGGCATTTGAGTCAGTGACCATAATGTCATAAGACGATTTGGGATAGAAAAGCTTGCTTGTTTGTGTGGGAGTCATCTTTATAGTAAGCTTGCCATTAGTAGGGTCAATTACAATTCCACCGCTTGGTGATGTCAAAGAGAATGCTAATTTGGTTCCGCCTTTTTGATCACGGACTTGCATTTTAGCTGTTGCTCCTGTTAAGTCAATAGGTAATCCATTACTGTCTTTATATTCAACAATAAATGAAAAAGTGGCATTTTGATCCACTTCGAAATTCTTTTGTCCTGCCATTTGCTAGTACTCCTAAATAGGAAAACTCCTATGCTTATTTTAGCACAGGAGCATCCCTAATTCGTTATTAAATTTTACTTAGGTGCCTTGAAACCAAACTCTTGGTTACTTGGGCTTAGAGCCTTTAGGATTACTGGTGCTACTGCTGCCACTCCACCTAGAAGAAGGTCTCTTGGATTTGTATTGCCAGTCATATATAGAGCAATTGCTGCTGAAAGAAATGCACGTGCATATGTTCCAAGCGCTGCTAAAATTTGTTCTGTCATTGTTACCTTTCCGTCTTTGTTTAAATCCGCTTTATCGAATTTAGCCATTTTATCATCTCCATTTTGGGCGGTGTGCCCAGAATTTTGGGGAATTCCCCCAATACTATAATTCTACCATACTAGGCAGATATGTCTACAATCTCACAATTGCCATCTGAAGTACAGGCTAGGGTAGCATTTGTTGAGGTTCCATCTTCTGTCTCATAGAATGATAAGTCTTCCCAACGAATATCCTTTGGCATCTTTGCAACAAGGGCATCATATTCAGCCTTATCAACTTCTTGATATGGAGCCTGCTTGTATGTATGATCTGAATGAGGTAGGAATGAAATTCCAGATACTTCATCAAAATGCTTATATACCCATGCTCCGACCTCCATCCACTCTTCTTCTTTTACAGAAACAGTAATTGATGGCTTGTGTTCACACCATGCACGTTGATAAACCAACCATGTATTTAAATGATCCAGTGCGGTTAAGTCATTTCTAACAATTGCACCATCTGGTGCTTTAACTGGAAATGAAAATACGTATGTATCGTTTGGCTTCATAACATCATCTTCTACTGGAATTCCAACTTCCTTTAAGAATGTAGAAATTGGATCTCCCTTTGAGCCACGAACTGTACGAATGTAATATGGTGAATGCCAAGGATGCATTCCTGAAGATACCCCGACCAATTGAGATACTGTGCCAGAAGGCTTTACACATGTAATAGCTGCAGACTCAGGAATCCCAATTTTCCCAGCCTCTTCTTTATTTGTTTCTCTTGCATATTCACGAAGACCAGATAAGGTTGTTTCTAACTTATCTAAACCCTGCTTTCCAGAAAAGAACTTATGCCCAAATTGTCCAGTTAAAGATACACCAAGCAAACGTTCTTCTTCTGTGTTGTCTTTCCAGATTTTACGTAAATACTTAAAATCTGTTAGCGTTGATTGCCATGTCCCCAAAATTGTAGCAAGGCGAACTTTGTTTGCAACATCTTCAACTGTATCCTTTTCACGAAGTACGACTTCTGAAAGATTACAAAACTGGTAAGGACGTAAAATAATCTCTGAGCATGGGTTAGTTCCGTAGTGAATATCTGGATCTCTTCTTCCATACTTGGCTGCTTGGGCTTGAGCTGCGGCCACATTGTATATACCTCGTTCTCCTGATTTTGAATCATAAAGGTTTTTCCATTCTGCTATAAATTGTTCCATCTCTGGCTTGCGTGAATAAGCAACAGAGTTATTTGAAAGTGCACGTTGCGTATTGTTTTCCCACCAGTTGCCTGACTTTGCTGCAGCCATCTCAATGTCATTAATATTAGAAAGAGAAATCATTGCTGATCTACGTACACCGCCAACGACAACAACCTCTCCAATCTTACACATAATGTCATGCGCCTCAATAGGCTTAAGTTGACGACCTGCTGCATTTTTAAACTTTGCAATGGTAAAATCAAAAAGATTTACAAGTGGTTGTGGTCCTGATGAGCGTCCACCCATTGTCTTAAGACGTGCACCTGCGGGACGTACTTTAGAAACGTCAATTGCTGGAATGTGTCCAGTCCAGAGCAACGCTAGCAGCTCACGATATGCTTTTGCCCAACCCTGCTTTGAATCTTCTACAACAATTACTGTATCTGACTTTTCAAACGAATCTGGGACGGCAGGAAGTTTATTAACGTACTTGTATTCAACAGAGAATCCTACACCTGTTCCGCACATAAGAATGTACATTGTTTCATCAAATGAACGAGGTGAATCTACTGGAACAAATGAACAGTTATATCCTGCCACATTGTCTCTTTCCAATGCCGATCCTGATGTCATGACAGAACGCATTGAGGGCATAACATTTCTTTCAAACACACCACTTTTTAATTCCGCAACAAGCTTTTCATCTGGAATATAATTATGATTTGTTTTTAAATGATTTAGCATAAAGGAAAAATATCTATCTACAGTCTCACCCCACGTTTCACGACGGTTCTCTTCTGGAATCCATCTAGCATAACGTGATAAAGCAATAAAATTTTCGTATGGGTTTGCAATAGTTTTAGACATTTTATAATACCTATTTTCTCCGCCTGGCGGTTAATTTAAATTTAGTGTGAAGATCCTATTCTACCAAACAATGATTAAAAGAGGAAGACCTAAGAAAATTTTTCTACTAAATGCTGAAATGCTTTCTTGGTCAACTGATCCCAATTATAATCTTCATGTATTTTAGTTGACTGAGCAAAATAGTACCCAGAGTAGGCATCGTAATTACTTGAAACTTCTTTCATTAACTCTTCTAAATGTTTTGCATCTGGCTTAAACATTTTTCCTATATGACCATCTGATATAAAGTTTGGCATAGTCTCACTTGTAAGTTTAGAGTTTAATTTAAGAGGCCCCATATAGTCCATATAGTGAGACCAATCATATGTTGATATAACTGGCATTCCTGTTGCTAAACCTTGTAAAGGAATAAATCCAAATCCCTCTCCCCATGTAGGATAAATCAAAACATGGTGATCATGGTATAAATTTATAAGATCTTCTTCGCTAAATTCTTCTGTAATCAAATCAATATTACTATAAAGTTCGTGGGGAAGACCTATAATACTATCTTCTTGATCATACACTCTAACCGTACTAAACTTATGCGCTTTAATTGTTAAATGATAATTAGGATTATTGCCAAAAAGTTTTATAAAAGTATTTACAACTAACTGTCCGTCTTTTCTAGGGGAAGGCTCTCCAACATGCAAAAATTTTAATGGAGTTCCCTTTTTAACAAATCTTTTCTTTGGAACCCAGTTACTTTCAATGCCATGTGGATAAACATATATTGGTTTAGTTATTCCATTATCTTTAAATACTTGTGCACACCAATCAGACGTTGTCCATACTTCATCGCAAGCATTAAATCGCTCAACCCATTCAGGTTTCATTTCTGTAGATTCCCACGGTGTATATGAAATTTGATATTGGTTTCTGTGTAATTTAAAATGTTGAGGCTGTGTAAAACTTAATTGAACATCAGCTTTAGGATCAGCAAAAGATACATGATGTCCTAGTTTATTTAAAGATTTAACTATATTTTTTCCTGCATAGCCGTAGCCAACTGCGGGATTAAGCCCCGACTGAATAGTATAATAAGATATATTCATGTTTTCTTTCTGGTTGACTGGCTTGACAGGCTTATCCCATCAATGTTATGATTGTAGTTCGTTATCTCTAGAGGAGGAAATGCCAATGGAGAAAATAAAACAACAGGTGAGTGATCTGGCTCATAACATAGTTACAATAGTAATGATAACATTATTCTTGTTTCCTGTACAGCCAGTGAATGCCCTAAACGTACAACCTTTAGTGAAAACTGAAGCCCAACTAAAGCAAGAAGTCTTAGATAGTTTTAGTAAAGAAATTTACAAGCCATCTGAGATGCTTACAGATCAAGAGTTAGTTATACTGCTCAAGACTGTAGGATTCGAAGGAGCAGGCCTTAAGAAAGCTTGGTCCATAGCAAAGCGTGAATCTAATGGAAGACCGCTTGCATATAACGGGGATAAGAAAACTGGAGATAGTTCCTATGGAATATTCCAGATAAACATGATTGGAGATCTCGGTCCAACAAGACTAGAGAAATTCAACCTAAAGAGTAACAAAGAGTTATTCGACCCAGTAACTAACGCAGAGATAACGTACTACATGACTGATGGCGGCTCAGATTGGTCAAGCTGGAAGGGTATGACCCCGAAGGCCAAGGAATGGCTTTTGCAATTCCCAACTGATGCAAAGAAGTAGGAAGTAATGCAGATACAATACGTATCTAAGTACATAGCCTTATCAAGAGAGGGCCTTTTTCCACGGCTTAACTGCCCAATGGATGAAGGTCCTCTTTTTCCTAATTTGGATAATGAGGATAGGGCATTTTTATATTGCCTATCTTGTGAATATAAGAAAGTCCTTGGTACAAAAGATTACGAGGATATTGTGAAAGCGGTGAACAATGCTGGATAAATGTAAGAATGGGCAATGCGCCTGCGAGCAAGAAGAAAACTTCTTTCATGTAAAAGTGATTCCGCAAAATAGTGCAAAATTAAGTGCGGCGGGAGAAGAGACCTTTTCTTCATATGAGTTTGAAGCAAATACCTTATTAGAGAAAGACTCTATGGGTAGAGAAATATTTTGGAATGATATGGGGAGGCCATAATGGAAGATAAAGAACCTAAATCTATAGAAGAAAATCTAGATATGGTTAACTACATAATGCTTCATCGTATCTATGATATGCTAACAATAATGGCAAATAAAGCAGATCCTGAAAAGACTGCAAAGATGATTGAATACCATGAGCAAGGATTTCTTCTTGGGCCTGGACCATCTTTTACGCCAGCGGAGGATAACAATGGTTAAACCTTGGGATTTGCTAGACCCTGATGCACCTAGAGCATCTGAAGAACTACAAAAAGAAAGAATGTCAATCTGTGGTCCTTGTGAACATATAATTATGCAAGTTACTAAACAATGTAATCTATGCGGGTGTTTTATGGAAATGAAAACAAGACTGCTAGATGCAAAATGCCCTATCGGAAAATGGTAGGAAATGCTTGACATAGAAAATAAGCTATATTACAATTAAGGTGTGTAGGTGACGGCAGCAATGTCTCCCTATATAATGTGTAGTAATACACTAGAAATGCCCAATCGGATCCGCCTCTGATTGGGATTTTTTCTTTTTATAGATAGTATATAGACAATACGGACATATAGTGTAATTAGTGCGAAAAAAGTGCCTCGGCGAAAGAAGACCCATACTAGCATCTGTAATCATTTTTAGAATATGCCTTAAACGCCCTCTACGGGGTTTTTAAGCCCTGACTGGGCCATATTTGGTATCTCCGATACAAGAGGCCTCTAAAAGGGCGGGAAATAAAAAGCTATGGATTTTCTATAGAGTTAATATAACCAATGAGTAGTATATAGCCAAGATAGCTAGTGTAGACCAGATGAATGATTTAGAATAGTTCTTCATCAATATCTTCTGTAAGGTCAAAATCAAAGATTTCTTCCTGTCCCGCCCATTTTAAAAATCTAGACAACATAACTCCTGAAAGGATTGCTGTCGCAATTAAAGTAATTAAAGCCCAGATCTTCTTCATATATTTCCTGTCAGATATGCAATGATTAAAATGATCATTGGTCCAAATATAATTGATGCTTGTATCCAATTCATTTTGATTCTCTTGCTTTCATAATGTAAGCATATTCCATGCCATGTGCCATACAGTAACCAATAGATGGATCATCTTTTCTGGTTGCAATTACTGGCAAGCTGCATGTTGGAGAGTAGCATTTATTCATGATATTAGTATACCATAATCTTAGTCAACTGCAATATTATATGCATGTTCATCACAGTAATATATGGTTCTTCCATCTCTGGTTACTTTGGATGTATATGAGAGCTTATCGCAGTATGTACAGAATTTCATTATGCTGTCTTCTTTCCGTTTTTTCTCATATGAGTTCTTACTCTATGACAATTTGAACAAACTATCTCACACTTGGCTATTTCTTCATCCAGACGTTTCTTAGATAACGTATTGATTAGTTCCGCCACATTTGAATGTTTCCGCCCACGAACATGATCAAAATCCATCATGTAATACGGATAAGATATCTTACAATCCATACATGGGTTCTTCTCTTTTAAATCTTTTAAATATTGCGCCAGATGTTCTTTTTGTTTCTTAATTGATATCTTCTCTGGAGACATAGCTTAATTATATAACACTCTAATTATCAGTCAACTAGGATTTAAGATTTAACCAAATGTTAATAAAATATTTTTTTAGAATTATAGCTTCTATATTTGCTTTTATCTTTTTAATGATAACTTCCAGAATTTAAGCATACAACCCCTATACCCCTAAATGATTTCTTTAAGGTTCCCCGAAATTGTCAAGTTATAAATTCGCAATTCATCGGTTAGAGCTGTTGCTATTATCTGAAAGAATGTAACTTCCGTCATCATCGCACTTGGAGTTTAACCCCTTGATATTATCTCCGAAAACTGTCCAAGGTGTTTAGTATACCATTTGGGATTTTCGCAAGTCAATAGATTTAAGAATGTTCCTCTAAATATTTAATCATATTCTTTAATACCTGAATATTATCTTTAGCTGCACCCAAGGCTACATTACATTGGAAGCATAGGAGCTTTCTGACGCATTTATCACATGCCTTGGTTTTTCCACAGCAGTCATGATTATGATCTACGCATAGCCTTTTCTTATTACTACTAGATTCTGATTGACCGCAAATATAACAAAGACCATTCTGAGACTCAAACATATCTATATAATCATCTGGCGTTAAGCCAAATCTATTTAAACTTCTATTCATGCCCATTTCCTTATAGCATTCTCTACAATACGTTATTTTCTTCCCGCCATTTTTTGGAAATTGAGTAAGTGGTTTAATTATTTCACACTTCCTACATTGTTTTGACTTATTATCTTTAAACATTGGCTTCATAGATCTTGGGTATTTAATTTTATGATACGCAGATCTACATGGCTTGCACCAGTAATCCTTCCCGTCCAAATTAGCTGCGTTAATAGCAAACTCGGATACGGACTTTTCTGTTTCACACTTTGAACAAAGTTTCATATTAACATTTTATCATAGATCTGCAAAAATGTTAAGTCATATTTCAACTTTTGTGTAAAATATTTTCTCACGTATGATACACATATTTAAGCATGTCCGATTTGTCCGATAGTGCTCCCATAACCCTACGCCCGTGAGCGTGAGTGTGTCCTAACTCACAAAAATAGTTTGAGAATACTAGCGAGTAACCCCTCTAAATGTCAGTCCCCCCTGCTATGATTAAAGTATAAAGAAAGTAAGAAACTCTTACTAAGAAAGGTAGTTAAAATGACTACATTGAATGAAACACTATTCAGCACTATCGTGCATGAATACCATAACGGCGGAGTAAAATCCTCTTATGGATTAGACGCTTATACTAGAAAAGAATTGTTAAGATTTTTATTCGCTAGTAAAAATTGCAATTGCATAAATTGCTTAGAGAAAGGGTCTAACTAATGACTAACTCTATATTCGGTCAAGGTTTCGCTAGCGTTAGCGATTACCCTAGAGGTCTAATGAACCTCTGCCCATGCGGTCAGGTAGTCCTAGCACCTGCCCTATACCATGAAGGGTGTGAGGTAAAACACACCAACGCCTAACGGCGTGTCGCTTGTAAATGTCAGCCCTATCGGCTACAATTACAGCATAACAACTAAATAAGAATTAGAGCGTGAGCCTAGCAAATAATCCGAAAGGTGAGCCTAGCAAAT